CAGATTTATTTACCACCGACAGGTGAAGTTTGTAGAAATTTGGCGTTAACAGATAACATTTCATTCCCATGGTTTGCGTCGGCGGGTTACACAAGAGGTCTTGTTAATTCAATCAAGGCAAGAATTAAACTTACACAAACAGATAGAGATACATTGTATCAAGGTAGAATTAACCCTATCGCAACTTTCTCTGATGTTGGAACCGTAATTTGGGGTAACAAAACTTTACAAGTCGCAGATTCAGCACTTAATAGATTGAATGTAAGAAGATTATTACTTCAAGCTCGTAAGTTGATTTCAGCAGTGGCGGTAAGATTATTGTTTGAACAAAATGACCAAATCGTTAGACAACAATTCTTGGATAGTGTTAACCCTATCTTGGATTCAATAAGAAGAGATAGAGGTCTTTACGATTTCCGTGTAACTGTATCTTCAACACCTGAAGATTTAGATGCAAATCGATTAGTTGGTAAAATTTACTTAAAACCTACGAAGGCGTTAGAGTTCATCGATATTGAGTTCTTTATTACTCCAACTGGAGCTTCGTTTGAAAACATTTAAAATAAACTTAATGGGGATACTAATGTATCCCCTTTAATTGCCAAATATGAAAAGACAACTTAAAGAAGGATTTAAACCTGAAGGGACACCAGATATGAAATATTACGCATTCGATTGGGATGATAATATTGTTCATATGCCAACTAAAATTATGTTAAAAACTGAAGATGGTGATGAGATAGGGATGAGTACTGATGATTTTGCCGAGTATAGACACGACTTGGGAAAAAATCCTATACAATATAAAGGTGAGACTATTGTTGGTTTTGCGGATAATCCATTTAGAAATTTTAGAACCGAAGGTGACAAAGATTTTCTAATCGATGCTATGAGAGCAAAAGAAGGGCCAGCATTTGACGACTTTAGAGAAGCAATTAACAATGGGTCAATATTCTCAATCATAACTGCTCGAGGTCATAATCCGGAAACATTAAAACAAGCGGTGTATAATTACATTGTAAGTGATTTCAACGGGATAAATAAAGATGAATTAGTTAAGAATTTAAAAAAATACAGAACATTTGTCGGTGAAGATGAAATGAGTGATGATGAATTAATTAAATCGTATTTAGAATTAAACAAATATCACCCTGTAACTTTTGGTGAAGGAAGTGCTGCGAATCCTGAAGAATTAAAAGTTAAAGCTATGGAAGCCTTTGTATCATATATAAAAGGAATGGCTGGAATTTTAAATAAAAGAGCATTTATTAAAAATGAAATCTCAAATAATTTTATACCAAAAGAACCAGTAATAGGATTTTCAGATGATGATATTAAAAATGTAGAAGTAATGAGTAAACATTTTAAAGATAAACCAGATAACATAGTTAAGACTTATTCTACTGCTGGAGGAATTAAAAAGGAATATAAATAGATAATAATTTTTTTAAAAAAAAAGTAAATAGAAAAAAATTTTAATCGAGAGTATATTTATTAGATATAAACACAAAAAAAACAAAATTGAAATAACATGGCTGATTTATTAATGAAAATGCCCATACCTTACGAACCAAAAAGACAGAACCGGTTTATTTTAAGGTTTCCATCCAGTTTAGGAATAAATGAATGGTTTGTTGAAACAGCGGCAAGACCGACAATCAAAATCAACGCAACTGAAATCCAATTTTTAAATACATCAACATTTGTTGCAGGTAGATTTAATTGGGACCCAATTTCGGTTAAATTCCGTGACCCGATTGGTCCTTCAGCGGCTCAAGCACTTATGGAGTGGGTTCGTCTACATGCCGAATCTGTTACCGGTCGTATGGGTTATGCTGCGGGTTATAAAAAAGATATCGACCTTGAAATGTTAGACCCAACAGGGGTTGTAGTTGAAAAATGGATTCTTTATGGAACATTTTTAACTGATGTTAATTTTGGAGCTTTAAGTTATAGTCAAGACGCATTAGCGGATATTACCGCACAACTTCGTATGGATAGATGTGTATTAGTTTATTAATTTGCATTTAACATTTACTATTATTTTTATTTAAGTTATAATTAACCGTAAAGCAATAAACTTTACGGTTAATTTTTTATACATGGAAACACAATCAAGAGACTACGGTCAAGAAAACTTTACATTACCACATGATGTGGTTCAATTACCATCACAAGGACTTTTTTATAAAAATAAAAAGAAATCTTTAAAAGTCGGTTATCTTACCGCATCAGACGAAAATATTATAATGGCAGGGACAAACGACTTGACAACAAGTTTATTACGAGCCAAGATATATGAACCTGATGTTAAGATTGAAGACCTACTTGAAGGGGATATTGAAGCGATATTAATTTTTTTACGAAATACGGGATTTGGGCCAGAAATGACATTAAATCTTGTTGACCCTGCAACTAAAAAATCTTTTCAGTCTCAAGTTATTTTAGACCAATTAAGTATAATTAATGGTCAAAAACCTAACGAAGATGGAACATTTACTATTCAGTTACCAAAAACTCAATCAACTGTTAAAATAAAACCACTTAATTACGGAGAAATTATTGACATTAATAAATTGGCTGAAACATACCCTCAAGGTAGGGTTGTTCCAAAAATCACTTGGAGATTACAAAAAGAAATAGTTGAAATTGATGGCTCTAATGACAAGTCAACTATCGGCAAATTTATTGAAACAATGCCTATTTCAGATTCTAAATTTATTAGAAAATTTATGAACGAAAACGAACCTAGACTAGATATGAATAAAGTAATAATGGCCCCGTCCGGAGAAAAGCTGACAGTGAATGTTGGGTTTGGGGTCGAATTTTTTCGTCCTTTCTTCTGATTATAGGAAAAACCAAATAGACGAATTTTACTATTTAAACAAATTAATGAACATTAGTTATGGTGATTTCGAAAAAATGCCATTATTCGTGAGAAAGTATTTATTGGATAAATGGATTGAAGACAATAAGAAGGACTAAAAATTTTAGTCCTTCTTCTATTTATATATAAAGTTAAAAAATTATGGCAGATATTAATCCAAAAGATATAGGTAGTGCGGATGAACTTAAACGAAGTTTTGAAAGACTAGGTCAACCTATTAATGAAATTGTCAATTCTATTGGTAATATGTTTGATGAGGCGGAAAAAGTTAATAATGCCTTTGCCCAGGGTAGAACTCGTTTAGATGAAATGGGTGACGCAATATCAAAATCTGCCGCGGGTGTCAAGCGTTTAGGTGGTGATGTTTCTGATGTTACTAATACAATGACAGGAATTGCGGAAGGACTTAGAAGGAATGTTATTGCAACAGAAGAACAAGTTACCAAGATATATGCCGCAACTTCAATATTAGGTGGTACGGCTGAGGGTTTAGTTGAAAACTTTGCGAATGTTGGATATGAAGTATCTCAAATCGGACCAAATTTGGAAAATTCGATAACTTATATTCAAAGTGTTGGATTAAACGCTAAAGATGTTATGGGTGATGTTGCCAGTAATATGGAACAAATGAACCGATATCAATTTGAAGGAGGGGTTCGAGGATTAACTAAAATGGCTGCACAGGCATCAATGTTAAGATTTGACATGAGAGAGACCTTTAATTTTGCGGAAAAAGTCTTAACACCTGAAGGGGCAATTGAAGTCGCGGGAGCATTCCAAAGATTAGGTGTATCAATTGGAAATTTAGTTGACCCATTTCAATTAATGAACCAATCAATTAATGACCCATCCGGCTTACAAGATAGTATTATAAAGGCTGCAAAACAATTTACACAATTTGATGAAAAGACAAAATCATTTAAAATAAATCCACAAGGTGTTTTAACCTTAAGAGAACTTGAAGATGCTGCAGGATTAACAAGGGGTTCTTTGAGTAAGGCGGCATTAGCAGCAGCAGAATTAGATAAAAGAGTATCGGCGATTAATCCAAGTTTAAATTTTGATAGTCCCGAAGACAAACAATTGTTGGCTAACATGGCGACAATGAAAGGAGGTGAATATGTTGTTCAATTAAGAGACGATGAAACAGGTAAAGTTGAAACCAAAAGATTAGGAGACGTTACTCAGGAAGAAATACAGAAATTAAGAGAACAACAAGAAAACGCACCGAAAACTTTAGAAGAAATCCAAATTAGTCAATTAACTGTAATGGAAGATATTAAATCAGGGATTGACTCTTTAGTTGCTCGAGGAACTTATGGAATTGCGGGAGCCTCAATTATTAGAGGTAATGTGTTTGGAGCTAGAAGAATACAACGAGCTGTTTCAGATTCTGTTGATAAAAATGTTCCTGAAAGTGCTAAGATAACGGAAGCAATTAATGAAACCATTGGAAAAATGCAAGGGGCTTTTAGTTTAAAAAATACTGGTCAGATAAGTAATGCAGAATTTTCAAAAAAAATTGAGAAACTTGGGGATGAAATTAAAAACAAGTCACTTAGTTTTGGAGAAAAAGGATTTGAAACATTAAAAAATATTTTACGAGAATCTAATGAAAAAGTTACGGGTAAAAGCGGCATTGAGTTGGAATTTAAAAAATACACTTCAGAAATTTTAGGAATGAAAGAAACTCCAAAAAAATCTCTAACTAAAGAAACCAAAACAGAAACAGTTAGGCCAATATCAAGAGAAAGTTTTTTTGGTTACCAAGGTGAACAATCGTCAATTACGGGTACTGCGACAAAAAATACTAACTCAAAAGTCGATGTTAGTGGTAAAATTGAATTCGACTTTAAAAACCTACCTCCAGGCGTGTCACTAACTCAACAACAACTCATTGCTGCAATGAATAGTACAGAGATGCGACAATATTTTAAAAAATTAGCGCACCAAAATTCTTCAGAAGACAGAGGGTCTGGTGTTGTATCCTATAAGTAATAATAAAACTTAATTTGAAGAATAAAAAAGATAAACTAATCTATTTATTAAATAAAAAGTATAGATGGGTAGTCCATTAGATTTTGCGAGTACAGAAGGGTTTAGAAAAAAACTTATAAGTAGAAATTTGGTACCATATTCCAAATCTCCAACTAAAGTTGTGCCACCAACAACATACGAGATTGTTCAGTCTGATTTAGTTCCTGTTGATAGTCCTGATTCTTTTATAGATACTCCATTTTTTGCTAATAAATTATATCCACTTAATAAGTGGGGTAATGATGGAGGATACGAACAATTGTCTGATTTACCGGTTAATACTATTGCACCCAATAAAGGTGAATATGGGCCTGGACAACAAGACGCAAAACTTTTAGACGATGCCCAAATTGCGGCAAAGATTGGATTTCCGGGTATCGCACCTGCATGGCAACCATTAAACGCCTATGGTAGTAATAGTCTTCAACAAATAGATGCTGGAGAAGCGATTGTATCTCCGGATTCAATAAACAACGGACTTACAGGAGGAGTCCCAAATTTATATAACAATCAACCATACCCAACAACATTTAATTCCTCGAGTTATAACCCATTATCAATCTTATTGTCAAATAACCCACAAGGTAGTAATGGTCGTTTAAGTGAAGATTCATTTATTGCTCGATTAGGTGCTAAAACATTAAAAAGAGAATTTGAAGAAAGAATCGGAAGAGCGATTATTCGAGAGACTATTGGAAGAGCAAATATTTTAAATGTTAATAGTAGTACTAATCTTGTTAATATTTTAACAGGTAGAGTTCCATTAATTGAACCTAATTATCAAATTACCGTTCCTGCAAATCCTATAACTGCGGCGGCAGATTTTTCACTTAGATTGGGTGGAAGTTTATTACCATTTTCATTAATACCTGGCTCGTACTTTGACCCAAATATCAATCCTCCCAAACCCGGAACCGTTGCCCAATCTATTTTGGCAAATCCAATTGCGGCCTTAGGTAACTTTGTAAGTAATTTATTAGGTGCGGGAAAAACAGGGTCTCAAATTTTTTATAATAATACCGGAGGAGGACAAAAGTCTATCTTATGGAAAAATATTAATTTTAATCAATACAAACCAAACTACGATAGAACATTATTAGATAGACTGGGAGGTGCGATTGTTGGAACCCAAACAAATAATGCCAATTTTTATGTTGGTTCAACAACATCTGACCCATCAAGAGTATTTTCACCGAGTAGAGAGTTACCTGTTGATTCTTTCGGTAATGAACTACAATCTCCAGTATATGGACCACAAGAACTTGCACAACTTTACGAAGGACCAAGTAAAGAAATTAGACTAGGTGCTAATGGTCCGACATATGGTAATGGTGGAGGTATTGAAGGAGGGTTTACTTGGACTTCCACAAAATATAGAGGAAACGCAGGTAAGAAAGTTGGTGTAGGTGGGGTAGTTACTAACCAAGATGACGATTTTAAACCTTCATCATATAATCCAACTGAATCTACAGAAAGAACATTTAAATCAGGTTCTATTCTTGATGAAACTCAAAGGATAATTAATAGTCAACCACAAGGAGGTAAACGATTACAACATGTTGGTAATGCGATTGACCAAGTTTCTAAGGTTTTTAATGACGGGTATAAAGAATTAACTAAGGGTTCGAGAGTGTTAAGTTATGTTGGCTCAATAGGTCAAGAAGTTGGTACCGAGTATTGTCGAGTTTTTGCAAAAGACACTCCTTATTTACAATATAATGATTTACAGAAAACAGATGGAATTGTAACTGAAGGAAGAAGATTTTCATATTCGGTATTAGATAAAACATATAACTTAAACATTGTACCAAATAAACAAGAAGGAGGACAAGACTCCACTAATTTAATTGGTAGTACGAATAATGCTTATGCTAAAAAATATATGTTTTCAATTGAAAATTTGGCTTGGAGAACATCAAATACGCCAGGATATACAGTTTCAGATTTACCTGTTTGTGAAAGAGGTCCAAATGGAGGTAGAGTTATGTGGTTTCCACCATATGGTTTAACTTTTAGTGAGACAGTAACACCAAATTGGCAGGGTACTGATTTTATCGGAAGACCTGAACCTATATATACATATAAAAATACGAGTAGAACTGGTTCATTAACTTGGAAAATAGTTGTTGACCATCCATCAGTGTTAAATGTCATTGTTAATAAAGTTCTTAGTAATGAAACAAATAAGACTCGAGTAGATTCAATATTAGAATCATTCTTTGCTGGATGTAGGAAATATGACTTATATGAATTGGCAAAAAAATATAATACAATACCACCAAACGATTTATTTGTATTTCAAAATGCAATTTCTTCTAAAGATATTACTGCAGAACAAATAGAATATATTGTCAAAACTGTCGATAATTCTCCACAAGTTTCAAGTGATAATAGTATTGGTGGAGCACCTCAAGTAAACTTTGGAGATTATGTTAACACTGGGTTTTATTTTGATAATGACATACCTAAAAACTTTAATGTAAATTTTAAAACAACATATGACAATTACACAGGTCAAACAGATACATATAAAACAGAAGGTCAGAAACTTGGTCAATCAAATAGTTCAACAACTTCATTTTTTAATGATGTGATTACCGCGAATAAAGATAAGATTGATAAACTTATAAATGACCTTGATGACCAATTTAAAAGATTTGAAACTGGTACTGTAACAATAACAATTAATAGTTCAACCTCCGCAAGTGCGACTCAAAGTTATAATAATGAACTTTCATCAAAAAGAATTAACTCTGCGGCAATTTATATAACCGGAAATTCGAAAATGACACCATATGTTGAGTCAAAAAGATTAGTAGTTCGTGTCGGTAGAGCTGCGGGTGAATTTGGTGAAACACAACAGTTTAATCAAAAAACAAAACAATTTGAACCAAACACATCGTTAAAATGTGGTGATGGCGATAAAGATAACTTATCAGCGAATAATAAAAAATTTTTGATTAATAACATGGCGTGCAGGAAAGCGTTTATTAGTGATATTAACTCAACCTTAACTGCTCCCGCACCTGTAGAACCGGCAAAACCTACAACACAAGTAGTTGGTAGAGTTGTAACACCTGCCGCAGTACCACCGACCCCCGAACCTCAGTTAGTTCCTAAAGATAATATTAGTAAGAAAATTTTAAGAGCTTTATTATCAGAGTGTGATTATTTTGAGACAATAAAAGAAGAGACCCCAATGGTTTATGATAATTTAAAAGATAAGTTAAAGTTTTTTCAACCAGGGTTCCATTCAATGACTCCGGAAGGTCTTAACTCTAGATTAACATTTTTACAACAATGTATGAGACCTGGAGATACAATACCGACGCAAAGAACAATTGATGGTGCTACCACAAATGATTATACCGATGCGGTAAATACTGCTTTCGGGGCACCACCGGTGTTAATTTTGCGTGTCGGGGATTTTTATAACACTAAAATAATCCCAACAAGTTTGGGGATAACCTATGAAGATTTAGATATTAATCCTGAAGGAATTGGCGTCCAACCGATGATTGCTAATATAACTATGGGTTTTAATTTTGTTGGTGGTAGTGGATTAAAAGAATCTGTGGATAAGTTACAAAATTCATTAACATTTAATTATTATGCCAATACTGAGATGTATGATGATAGGGCGGATGTCACAGATAAAAGTTATGAAGTGATAGATGCTCAATTTATAAAGAGTGCTCAAAGTAGTGTTGCACCTCCAGCCATTAACCAATCTACACCAAATAACGGTCAAACAAATGATAAGGCAATTGGAACAATAATTACGAATGTTGCCGGTCAAACCGGTCAAACAGGAATAATTAGTTATAGTACGATTATGGATAAGTTAGTTGAAGAAACTCAAACATATTTTACCAATGTTGTCAATAAAAATTTGGAAAGTGTTAATCAATATAATAACGCGGTGAGACAACAATGGATGTTAGAACGAATTTATCAAAATGGTAAGTTTTATATTACTAAAAACGAAAATGCTGTTATTTTTGGTAAACCAAATAACTTAGAAAAAAGAATCGATGAAATATTTAAACAATTGGTTATTGACATTAAAGACGGGAACGAAGGTTTTATTAAGTTTCTTAATACTGAGAATTTTTCAAAAAAACTTGTAAAACAAGTTCAAGAAAATTACTCTAATTTTGTCAGAAACAAAAAAGGTTCATTTCAAAATGCTATAACAAACATAACTAATAGTCTTGTAACGGTTCAACAAAATTATATTGGAACTATTGGTAGAATTAATACTATAACTTATAATCCAAACACAGAACCTAATACAGGTACTGATGGTTATCAAACTGCGGATGGAAAAGTAACATCATATATTATTTCAGGAACAACCGAAATTGACCCAAGTTCAAAAGATGCTAACAACACTATGACAGAGCTTCAAGATGATGTGATTAAGATTCATAGCGGAATAACTGAATTTAATAAAATTGTTGAAACTGAAAGTCCTTTTACTTATCAGGTTAATAGTCAATCGTATAGAGGAATTTTAGTGTTTCCAAGTGATTTTAAACTACCAACCGAAGATGTGTTTGTACCGTTCAGTAAAAATACCGAATTTGAAAATAAAATATTTAGAAGAGTTTACATGATAGTGTCCAATGATGTTGTTGATTCTAAAAAATATGAATCATTTAAAAATGCACTGATTGGTAACATTTTAAGTAACACCGCATTAATTGGTAGTGGTAATAAGGACATTAGTAATTTATTTGATGTATATTGGTTAGGGTCAATTACACTTAATCGAGTAAGTGTTAAATCTTTGTTTGATGAGGAAACTAATATTACTAAAGCGTTTATTACGGACATGGAAAAAAGTAAATTAACCACTTTCTTAAAATATACACCATTTAATTTAAAGAAAAAAAGAACATTTACTTATGATACTACAGGTGCGAATACAGATGCTCAACAAAAATTAATAAAAGGGTTAGGGTGGATTGAGAACCAAAATACTAATAATAAAACATGGAACGATGAAAATCCTGTCAATGTTTTTATATCAAAAGCAAAACTTAGTTAAAAATGGCATATCAATATTGGAATAGGTACAGTGATTTTTTAATTAATGGTGAACAAACTGTTGTTCCTTTTGTGAAATTACCACAAAAAACGACAGATAAGGCATACATTTACAAAGTAGGTAGAACCAGATTGGATGTGGTTTCACAAGAATTTTATAATTCACCATACTTTGGTTGGTTAATATTACAGGCAAACCCTGAATTTGGGGGGTTAGAAAATAACATATATGATGGTGCGGTATTGATTATTCCATTTCCTCTCCTACCTTCATTACAAGACTATAAAACATCATTAGAGAATTATTTTTATTATTATGGCAGATAACAGTGGTGATATATATGTGGAATTTGATTATCAAAATATTATTATGGTTGACCCAAATAAAACTATTAGTAATGGTAATGTTAGGGATAGGTTAGTTGACCATGAAAACTTAGTAATGTATGCTAATTTGGAAGCTCAAGTAATACCAAGAACTAAATTGTCTGTTGGTGGAGCTCCGGGTGATAGAATTACTACATTATCGGTTGCTAAAATGAATTTTTTAAGACCAACTGAAGGTAAATCTCTTACCTCAGGATATTATGATGAGTTAACAGGATTAGGGTCTAAAGAAGGTACTGCGGTTAATCAATTAAAAAAAGAGTATATTAAACCAATAGATGGTACTAAGCCTTATGTTAAACAATCATTAGCAAGTGGTGGAGAACCTGAAGACACCGGGTTATTAGGTATTACTAGTATTAATGTTAGTACTTCAACATCTTTTATCCCTAGCGTTAGAATGACCCTTGAAGATATTCAAGGAAGAGCTTTATTCCAATTAGGAAATAGTTCACCATATTCGGCTTTTTTTAATTTACCTTATTGTCCTTTTTATTTAACACTTAAAGGTTATTACGGACAGGCTATAAGATATCAATTAAATCTTAAAACATTTAATGCGAGATTTAATACTTTTAGCGGTAACTATCAAATCGATTTAGAATTTGTTGGTTATAAATTTAATATTTTAAATGAAATTTCAATGGGTAGTTTATTGGCGACTCCCCACATGTATAGTAAAAGATTTAATATTTCAAAATCAATCACATCACCTGAAGGTGGAGCCAATAAAACTATTGAGTCGCAATCAAAAAGTAATAAAATATCAAAAGAATCGACAATTTCTAAAGATGTTGCAACGACAGAACTTGTAACAGAAAAAGGGTATCAAAAGATTCTTGAAGTTTATAGTGAATACAAGGCAAAAGGTTTAATCAGTCCTAATTTTCCTGAACTAACATTATTACAACTCATGAACAAATTAGACCAATTTGAAATTTCAGTTGTTGAAAAATATACCAAAGCCGATGTTGAACCATTAACTAATATTAGAGCATATATCGAAACTTTGTCAAACTTTTATGGGGAAGTTTATGGTAACCAAAAGTCATGGTTTAATGTGTATTTAAATTCTAAACCAATAATTCTAAATGGGAATGATGCTGAAGTTTATGTGTTTAAAAAAGAATTTTATGAAAATAGTTTAAAGAAAAATGAAGCGAAGACTAATTTAGAAAGAATTATTTCATCATATTCTAAGTTATTAGGTGACAACCCAACATTGGGTAATGGTAGTAAGACCCCTATTAAAAATAGTATCACTTATAATACCATGTTAAAGACTGTTAATGTATCGAGTGATATTAATTTAGTAAAAACAACAACATCTCAAACAGAAATAGTGTCGCCTACCGAGGTGGACATACAGTCAATTACTAAGTTAATTAATGCCGCTTTCATACCGTTTAATGAACAAGAAGCGTCGAATACAAATGTTGGGTTTGGAAGTAATATTATAATACCACCCGCATTTTATTTTGAAACTTTTAAGAAAAATATAGATAAAATGCAATCAATTGCGATTACAAAATTATCAGAATATGAAACAATCTTAACGGATAATTTGGCAAAAAAAATAGAAGAAAGTGTGGGATTTTCACCAACAGTTAGAAATATTTGTTCGGTAATTATGGCGTCCGCTGAAGCGTTTATTAGACTTTTGGATGAGGTTCATACTAAAGCTTGGGATGTAAAGTATGATAAAATAAGACAATTGGCTATTTTAGACAATCCATCATCCGCACCGGGAACGGATAAGGTTGATTATTATGTAATAAGTGAATCTGCCCAAAATAGTAATCAAGGGTTAGTTAATGGTATACCTCCGGTTTATCCATGGCCTCAATTTTTTGTTGAAACCCCCGATAATAAAAAAGGTAGATTTCAGTTAAAATATATTGCAGACCCTTCAGTTGTTAATTTAACAAAAGGATTTCTTTATGAAAAATGGCCTGAAGTAGAATTTGTTGAAGAATATATGAGAGGTCTTACCATGAAGTTTAATCAACCAATATCTCAACCCCCTTTCGAAAGTCAAAACACAACAAATATAATTAATTTTAATGCAATTGAATATCCATCCCAAGGTATTGCATATTTGAATAAACAAGAGATTAAATTTTTCTATGAAATATGGGAAAGACAATTCTTAACTTCAAATTATTCTGGATTTATTAGAGGTAATGATAACCAAATAAATCAAATGAATAATTTAATTGTTAGTGCGGAGACAAATAATATTGTAACATCATTAGGGGTTAGTTCACCATTTCTAAGTTTAAAACTTAAAAATTCCACAACCAATTCTCAAAATTATGTTTCATTTTTATCTAGCATATCTAATCAAGGTACCGGACGCTCATATCAAGAATTTATTAGAGATTTTTATGTTACACCATATATTAAAAATTTGACTTCAAATTCTTTTAATATTTTAAATGTAAACGACATTGGTAGAGAACCCCAAACAGGTATAAATTCAAGTGAACTTTTACAGTTAGTAAAAAATGTTTCAAATGAGCCTTTAATTGTGGACACTTATCCATTTACTGACCAAACTTGGGTCTCAAATAATATGGCTAATAGTGATACTAATACCAAAAATTCTGTATATGATACAAATAGGGTTTTAACGGTTTTTGAGGAAAGAGATGTTGTTTCTAATTTTAATAACATCAACGATTATACTAAAAATAGACCGGTTACCAATTTTTCATATTTGAAGGTTACAAATCCAACACCTGAAGTTTCGACCATAGGAATACCTTCATTTTATAATTTAAGAAAAGACCCAAAAACTTTTATACCGACCGAGGGGTTTGTTAATTATTTTTCCGAAGCTAAATTAGTTAATGTTGAAGCAACAACATCGATTTTGAATACACCATATTTTGTAAATGCAATTCAAAATGGGGTGTTTAATTGGAGAAAAAATGACCCTTATCCTTATGTTCAGGCGGCATATCTTTTCATTAACTCTCTACCAATCGCATCATTAAAAGAAAAATACAAGTCTTTAGATTCCCCAACTGATTTAGATTATATTGCCAGTTGTTTTAAGAAATTTAGCGCGATACATAAAATGCCATATGCTTGGATTTTGAAGATGGGTTCAGTTTGGCATCGATATAAAACTTATAAAAACACTAATGTTGATATTTTAGACTCCGCTTGGAAAAATTTTAATTATACAGAAAATTTTGACCCAATAACAAAAACCACAAATAAAACTTATAGTTTTAAGTTTGAAGGTGATAAAAATATTACATTACAAAATGTCGCGGATAACAATGTTAACATACAAACAGGGTTCTTCCCTAAAGTAATAAATGACTTTAATGTCTTTTATAATGGGTATGATTTGTATGTTAAATACGATAATAATGAAATACAACAAAGTATTAATAACGGAGTTCAAATTTTTAATTTTTCTCAATCGAATGTTCAAACTTCAAGAGTTGTTGCATCTACTACCAGATATGAAAATATAGAAACATGGTCTGTAATTTTACCAAATGGTCTTGGAGATGATATTACACCTGGAGCCGTTTGTAATCCAAGTATTAACACAAAGCCAACTAAATATTATATTGTTCCATCTTTTGGAACCCAATTCAATCAAGTTAAGAGTGAATGTTTTAATTTAACCAATCAACCAATTTGTGAGTTTTTAGATAACCCCTCAATATATAACGGTTCCGTTAGATTATTATGGTCATCATCAAATTATGGGTATTTTAACACTACAAATGTGGTTAAACCAAGTCCTGAATCTTACCTTAATAAGATTAATACCGGGACGACTCAGCAATCGCCATTTAATATTTTAGTAAATGATGAGTATTCTAGAATTGAAGAAATCTTTTCAGTGTTTAATAAAGATATATTAGATAGGTTTGAGAAAGAATTTCTTAATTTCTGTAAACCTATCGCCAATATTGATTTAGGTGAAGATGTGGTGGTTCCTATTGATACCTCACCTGTAGACCAAAACGCTATATTTAAAAATTTCCAATACCTATTTAGAAATTTAATGGAAATTAATCCTAAAACATCTTCTAATAATACTGAACAATATTTTAACACTATTGGACAAACACAGTTAAATGTATTTGCTAATAGTATCAAGGCGTTTTTAGAGTATGATGTGATTCTAAAATATGGTAACCCAATGAATTATGATAGAAGGGTGTTTGATTCGTATTTAGCTCAAAGTGGATTAAGTCCAATTGTTGACCCAATAAAATTTAAATCATATGTACCTAATAGTTTACCGTCTGTTTCAAATACCATAAGTCTTGCAGTATCCAAATCAATTAATCCAAAGGCTTGGAATGCGTTAGAATTAAATGTTGGTTTTTCAACAATACGAAATTTAGTGTATACTGATAGGGGTTCATATATAACTGATTTTTTTATTGATAATAATATTGAGTTTAGTGAAACTAATGTAATTTTGTTGACACCTATTATTAAAATGTATGCAACACAAAAATTACTCACCCCAAGTTTGAATGGTGTTGAATTTAAGAATAGACTCCAACTTTACTTAGCACGAACAACACAATTTCAAAATAATATATTAAACTTAATATTAACTAGGGTTAGAGGTGTTTTACCGGAACAACAAGAATTACCTGAAAGAGTAATTAAAAGTACTATTGATGGTGAACAAAGTAAGGTTGAGTCTTATGAGGTTTTTAAGGCGCTAAATGATAAATGGGTTGCAGGTTCTGATTATACCAATAAAACTTTATTTGAAGATTTTATGTTCTTAGATAGGGCATCAAGAAATATTGGAGATATTATATTATTGGATATTTTTGACTTACAAGATATAATAAATGAGAACTCACTTAATATGGAGATGAGTGTGTTCACATTTATCAGCGGTCTTTTAATTAAAAATAAATTTAATGTTATGCCGTTACCGGCTTATGTTAATTTTTATAACATTCAAGATGTTGACGCAACCGCAACACCTAAAATTGAGGGACAATTAGATTTTGCCAATAATATGTGGGGAACATTTTTAAATGTTGATTACAGAAACGCTTCCCCCAAAATGGTTTGTTTTTATGCTGGACAGCCATCAATACATTTGGATTTACCTAAAGGTAATTCTAGATATAGAGATGACGCGTTTGATTTAAGACGAACATCAGACAATCCATTACTTGATGATTGGGATGGAAAAACTGACTGGTCTATATCTAACAGATGTGTTGGTTTTAATGTTGATTATGGGGTAAAAAATCAAAATGTTTTTAACTCAGTTCAGGTTTCTATGGATGGAGGTAAGGCCACCTCAGAGACAATTCAAACTAATTTAAATATGATTAATCAGGCAACAGGTAGGGATGTTGCGACACAAAATGTCAGTCTGTATAATTTATATAAACAAAGAAGTTATCAATGTCAGGTGCAATGTTTAGGTAACGCTCTATTACAACCCACGATGTATTTTAATTTAAGGCATGTACCGATGTTTAACGGACCTTATTTCATAACGGATGTCTCACACACAATTACCCCTGGTAATTTTGAAACAACATTTAGTGGTGTTAGACAAGGAATTTTTGACTTACCTTCAATTGATAAATTTTTACAGAGTATTAATCAAAATTTATTAAGTCAGATTGAATCTATTGTTAAAAATAAAAAAGATAGTGTTACTCAAAAATTAAAAACAAAAATTGACGATAGTACACTTATTGTTCAAAACTCAAATAGTAGTGCCGCAGCTCAAAATTCTTGTATTAATAATTTATTACCGGTATATGCTGATTGGGCGGATGTCCAACCTTCAACATCAACAAGTGTGACCATTACTGATTTTGTTGAAAAATTAAAAAATAAAACTCAAAATAATGAATTACAATTAGTAATATACTCAATTTGTTATGTTAGTAGCTTCAGAGGAGGTAAATTTTACGGATATAATAATAATTATGCGAATATTGTTTTAACTAGAAATTACGGAGGGTCTGCTGAAAATTTTGTTAATAGAAAGTGTTCGTGTGTTAATATTCCGTCAACTGGTTCTGAGACTTCTCAACCTATAGCAATTTTTGAATCAATCGATAAATTTATTGATTTTATGATTATAAGATTAGCTCGTAGAGTTGGTTCGATATTTGGTACTACAGGTTTAGGTATTGAAAAATTTTACGCTTGTAATTGGCCAACAGAAAACTTTAAACCTGAGCAATATGATTCTACTCTTTCACAATATAAGGATTTAAGGGAAAATTTTAATAAAGCATATACATCTGCGGGGGCATCGGGACTTAATGTTTCGTTATCTAAAGGGCAAAAGGCCAAATCTGCATCACAAACCAATGTAAATAAATTACCAACACCAACCGCGAATAATTTGAATGCGACAACAAATGTCGTCCCAAGTTGTCCTCCACCAATATTAACTTCATTCTCACCGTTATCAGGGGTAAGTGGAACAATAATTACAATCAGAGGTGAGAATTTAAATACGGTTACAGGTATTACGATTAATGAGGTGTTCACGACAACAGGTATTACAATACTTAATAATTTTACTCTTAGTGTTATCACACCATATAGTAATACATCAATACCTCAAAAAAAACCAATAATATTGAGTGGTTTACATGGAAGTTCTGCAACATTGAATTATTATACATATAATCCTGCACAAATTACCCCTGTCACAAGTAATGTTAATAATACAAATGCACAACCGCAACAAATAGGTCCGGTTGTAATGGAAGGTAAAACACAAGTAGTTAATAATGCGACAATAAATTTGAGCGTCAATATCAATCCTCAGGCATCCGTAAATAATGTTTGGATAATGAACCCGAAGGTTAAAATGTTTGTATCAGTTTACGATAATAATGTGGTAAATAATGTTAACACTCAAACTTTGAATAGAAGTGTAACCACAACTATTACGGGTTATGTGTCAAATAATACATTTACGATGACAAATACTGATGTTGAAAACATATTAATCAAAAATCCAATTGATGAATTTAAACCAGTACCGGTTTCATATGGACAAACAGTCAGACTTAAATTTGAAATTACTTCAACACCGACGGATAAAACCAAAAATCCTCAAGATGTTTCACAAACATTTGAATTTAATTTTATACCTCCATCACCAATAAATGCTCCTGCGTCTGTAGTTAGTTCATTATTAAACAATCAACCGGGGACATTAATTAAAGTTTACGAAAGTAATGATGTTAACTTACCGGATTACAATGGTAGTTCATATTATAATATCAAAAAACCTGCAGGTGGATATATAACATATAGATTTGAATGTTCCAATTTATTGACAACATCCCCACCTAGAGTGATTGCATTACCTAATATGACAGATGCTGCAATCGTTGTTACGAACACTCCTGACACAAAATACACAAATGTGATTGAAGTTAAAACCTTAGGGAGATTTGAATTGAAAATTAGTTATACATCAGATGATTTGAAGTTACCTATCCCAAATAGTAGCACAACTCAGTTAATAACTGGAACTGTAACAAGTTTACCTTTCACTTTATAACATAACGATATATTTATATATAAAAATAATTTTATGAATTTAAAAGCAACATTAGACAACTATCTTGGAAAATCAGTTAGATACTCTGAAGAAGATAATGGTGACGGAACCAAACAAGTTTGTGACTTAGATACTGGTGATTGTTATGTGGTTAGAGAAAAAGACGGACTTATCGAAAGAGCGGGACATCAAACAACAGCTAATAGAAAAGTCAGAGTTGAAACTTCAAGAGGTATAAAACAATTATTAAACGGTTAATTAAATGAGTTTAGATAAAAAAATATTAGAAGAAATCCAAAGATATAGAAGTATTAATAACTATATTTCAGAACAGGAGGCAATTGATGCTTTAACGGCACCATTACCTGGGGACGATGTCGCACCGGCACTCGGAGCGGAAACAACACCACCAGCACCCGGAGAGGAAGTCACACCACCAACACCCGAACCAATTGATGTTGAATCTGACCCAGATGTTGAAAAAGTAGACGCTGAAGGAAAATCTGAGGAAGATAAGGGTGAAGGGTCTTCTGATTCAGAAGAACTTGACATTACCGAATTGGTGGACGCTCAAAAAAATATCCAAACCAAACAAGACGATTATTTTGAAAACTTGTTCAATCAATTAAATACCTTGGAACAAAAACTAGGTGAGATGGATACTATTATGAGTAAACTTAATTCACTTGAAAACAAAATCGAGAAGTATAGAGAGAAAACCCCTCAAGAAAAATTGGAATTAAGAAGTTATGATTCATATCCTTTTAATCAAAAATTATCACAATTTTTTGATGACAAACAAGAAGAAATGGAAAAAACCGGAAAAAATGATTATGTTTTAACGGCTGACGATGTTACAGATATTAATGTAAATGACATCAAAACTTCATTCCAAGGAAATGGGTTTAAAGATGAATATAAATACAAATAAATTAAAAAAACATAAATAAAAAAAACCACCCAAAAGGTGGTTTTTTTTATTTGACAATATAGGTAACATCAGTTATCATTAATTAATTATTTATAAATTTAAAATTTAAAACACATGATGAGTTCATTAGACGCCGTATTGGCACAGTACGAAAAAGCACAACAAGCAGGGGGCGGGGCCCAAGGTAAAATGTCTCAAGATGAAAGAATGAAAAAGTATTTCGCTCTTATTCTTGGGGAAAAAGAAAAATCAGGACAACGAAGAGTTCGTATCCTTCCAACACACGATGGTAGTTCACCATTTAAAGAAGCTTGGTATCATGAAATCCAAGTAGGTGGGCAATGGCAAAAATTCTATGACCCGGGAAAGAATGATAATGAGCGTTCTCCATTAAATGAAGTTTATGAGGAGTTGATGTCTACAGGTAAAGAGTCAGACAAAGAATTGGCAAAACAATATAAATCTCGTAAATTTTACATCGTTAAAGTTATTGATAGAGATAATGAAGCGGATGGACCAAAATTTTGGAGATTCAAACATAACTATAAAAATGATGGTATCTTGGATAAGATTATTCCTATTTGGAGAAACAAAGGAGACATCACAGACCCTGAAAAAGGTCGTGACCTTATCGTTGAGTTAGCAAAATCTAAAACACCGGCAGGTAAAGAATATACAAGTGTGTCGACGATTATGTATGATGACCCGACTCCGGTTCA